ATCGGCGATATCAAATGCGGAGAGGAGACAGCGTGGGACGTCTTCAACGAAAATGCCCGCATAGAGGATGACAAGGTGTTGCACTTCAATCCCACAGAATCAAAGCGAAAGATTGACAATCTCCGCAATCAGAACGTCATTAGTCCAGCGGAGGCAAAGGAGGCGGATGAATTGCTGAGCAAGGCCACGACCCCTCTCGGATTCATCACAGCCAAGAAAACCATAAAATTCCACATTCTACGTTGGAAGCCCCAGCAGATATTGGATGGCGTTCAAGAGTACAGAGGCCACCGATTCAAACTAGAGGACGCAGTAACATCCGGCGGACTCATAAAGGTGGATGCTGTTGCGAATATTACGGACCGCTACACAGAATTCTCTGCCATCTATGACACATATCTAAACGGCTCTTTTGTATCCAAAAAACCCTCCAATATAGTCCAAAGTCTTATGGACGACATAATTTTCTACAACAAGACCAACCCCTTTAAAGCCCTCAAGCGCTTTTTTGCGCTTTGTAGGCTACGGAAGGATACGAAGGCAGCCATCCTTCTCGTTCCCATTATGAATTCCGACCTTGGCCGACTCTATCAAATCGTTAGCGACTTGGAAACGCTCGGGGGACTCTTGGAACGCCCTCCCTCTGCGTACAATCTCAAGGAAATCCTAAGTCAAATTGACGATATGAAGGGACGAATGGGCAATCTGTACCAGCTCCGCGACTTCCTCAGCAAGGAACACGACATAATAGGAAGTCTGAATGCACTACTCAATAGCCCCGCTCCTTCCATCAAAGGTAAATTAAGTAAGCTCGTCTCAGAACTGTCTGGAATATTAAACGAGGGGACGTTAAAAATAATCAACAGCACTCTTAAAAATGTCTTTCCGGTCAGTAAATAAGCAAAAAAACGACCAGTAAAAAACCCCGAAAAATGTTAAAATCATTTTAATTTACCGGTGTTTTGACGGGGGTTTTATAAGTGTTTGGAGATTTATTAAAATTTCTGGCCCTAGTGTATAGTATGCCCAGCCTCAATTTTGAGTCCGGCAAGGGAGCGAAACCCATCGCCATAGTCCGCGGAGGCGACGAAGACGGGAATCTTCTCTATCTACACGAAGATTCCCCAGATGGCTCCAAGCCAAAGGCATCTTCCAAGAAGGGACACGCCATAAATGCCAACACGTACAGCACAGAACTCCGGACAGTGAAGCCCCAAGAGCGGGTGCGCCTATTGGCTCGGCTGGAGGAAGCACGAGACAAAGGATTGGACCCCGACCAGCTAATTGGCGAGACTGCACTGGGGAAGCAACTATACGAACGCATTCTCTCCGATGAAACGGCTTCCAAAGAAGTCTCATTAGAAAGCGGGGCATTTGAATTGCTTCCGTCGGCTGACCCAAAAAAGCGTGACGTGTTCTATATCGCCGGAGCGAGTGGAAGTGGTAAAAGTTATATCGCTAAGGGGCTGGGCGAATACTACCAGAAGCTTTTCCCCGACCGCCACGTCTATTTGGTTTCTAAGCTTGCAGAGGATTCCGGTACGCTGGACAAGATGAAGCCTCCCGCGAAGCGTATCAATATCCAGTCACTGATTGACGATTTCCCGAACTTGGATGAGTTCAAAAATTGTATGGTGATTTTTGACGACTACGACACCTTCACCGGACCGGCCGAGAAAATTGTACATAAGCTAATAGATGACTTGGCTACTATGGGTCGCCACACTAATACAACTATGTTGTGCCTTTCTCACTACCTTACTAACTACAAAAAAACGCGTCTCCTTCTCAACGAAGCAACACACATCGTAGTTTATCCGATGGCCACCTCCTTCCACGCCCTCAACTACCTCTTAAAGACGCACGTGGGGATGACGAAGGACGATATCCGGGATTTGAAGAAGATGGGTCGCTGGATTTGTATATTCAAGAACTTTCCTCAGTATCTTGTGTCTTCTCAACACGCTCGGATGTTAATTCGGGATTAGGAATGCTAAATTCCCGACGATACGCCGCCCTCGTGGCTTCTAGAAACTTTTCAGAGTCTGCTCCGTATGCTCTGGCAAGTTCCGCCAAGATATCATTGGATAAGAAGGATTTGGGTAGGCATTCTCCTTGTACCCGATTCTCTATATAATGATTTAGCCACGCTGCAGCAACTATGCCCACGGTGGGAGATTTCAGAATTCGCTTCGCTGTTCCGACGGATATCTTTGGTTTATCTTTCTTTGGTGCGTCTTCTTTTTTGACACGATGGTCTTTGGAAAGAGGACTGCCGTAATTCATCGCTATATCTATTTTATAAATATATATTATAAACAATGCCGGCGCTTCTCCCCATTGCTCCGCTAGTTCCCGCAAAGAAGACTATGGTTGAGGTGGCGTTAAAGGCAGCCGAGGCGACGAATAAGCGAAAGGCTGATGCGCAGAAGGCGATGTCCGAGGCACGAGATGCGGACAGAGACTTGAAATCCCACCAGAGCAAGTTGGTTCTAACAAAGGCGGAACTGACGATAAAAGAAGCTAGTGTCAAATCAGAGTTTAGTACTAAGCTAGCAAAGGCGGAAGCGGATTTGAAGAAGGCCACAGATTCTCAAACGATTGTTGCGCTGACGGCTGCACTGAAGAAAGTTCGTGATGATGAGAAAAAGGCGAAGGATGCGCTTAAGAAGCAGAAGGTGGATTTGAAGGTGGAAGAGGCGAAGATAGCAGCGGAAGTGAAAAAGGTGGCTGAGCTGAAGCTGTCCGCAGAAAATGCGATGAAGCTTGCACTTGGCAAGGGCAAGACGCGGAGGTTTGGGAAGAAAGCCAATGGCAAAGGAGGGTCGGATTTTGTCATTAACCCCCCTTGGTGGGATTGGAATGAGTTTCCGAGAATGCTTGAGGCTTAACCACCATAATTAAAAAAGCTTTACTAATAGAATGAGCATCCCTTCTGGCGTGTTACGTTATGCCGGTATCTGGAACGCAACAGATACCTACATCCCGGGAATGTTTGTACAGTCGTCATTGGTGAATAACAGTTATGCAGCCCTCGCGGTAGTCACTGGCGGGTCCGACCCGTCCGTGGCTCTAGCGCCCGATTGGGTGGAATTTCCTCTCCCTCCTTCCGGCGATATCACAAGTGTCACGGCTGGTACTGGATTGAGTGGTGGTGGCTCAGCGGGTAATGTTACTCTGGCAAATACGGGAGTTCTATCCGTTGGTGCTGGGGACGGTATTGATGTAAGTGAGGGTCAGAACCCTAGCATTTCCAATACGGGAATTATAACCGTTGGTGCTGGGGACGGTATTGAGGTCACCGAGGGCCAAAATCCTAGCATTTCCAACACCGGCGTTTTATCACTATCTGGAGGGACGGGTGCTTTAACACAGTCTTGCGCTAGTGGAACTTATACGCGCACGGATAATAATATAGATTTGGCGATTACATTTCCAACTCCTCCCGTTCCGAGCGTGAATGGATTAACGGGAGCCGTGGCTCTCAAAGCATCATCGGCCGATACATTTGTTGTTGATACTTCATCGCCTCCGAATATTGTTTTCAAATGGGCGCTTGGGTCAAGGGGGATTTATACGGAGGCGCGAATACCCTCAACGAATACTGTCACTATAACCGCCGCCCCTTGTACTGCACAAAGCATAATTCTAGCCACTTACGTTCATGCTCTTAGCAGTGGAGGAAGCCAATATATAAAGATTATAACTCCTTCAGCTGGTTCTTTCACTATTACATGTAACACTGACATAGATGTGGGTGACAAGATTAATTGGCTAGTTCTTGGGGGACCGCCATCTTAGGGTGGCGGATGGTAGATGGTAGATTCAATCCACCATTTGAGTTAATAGAACTCTAAATAAAAAAAGGGGGGGATTTTCACCCCCCTTTTTTTCTTTTTTCTCCAGCCAATTTCTCAAAACAATCTACCAATCTACCATCAATGACATAAATATTAAGAAGAAAGTAGGAATTTATGACGTGGCAAGTCAGTGGTAGATTGAATGGTAGATTGAATGGTAGATTGGGCCATCTACCACTGCACCGTCCCCAAAAAAGGGAAAAAAAGGGGGGGATTTCTTGGACCCCTAGAATAGAGATGTCTCTATCGGCTGGAGTAGAGAAACAAGCTGAGGGATACCCATTAAGCGACGAAGATATCCGTCGGTTATTGGGAGGGAATATAGAAATCACTTCCTATTCCAAACTCGCGGGGGTACAGAACATTAATGAGCTATTTGATGCTCGTGGTCGCGCTATTATCTTCTATCCACAGCAAAGCGAGAATAGTGGCCATTGGACGGCGATGATACGGGACGGCCGGCAGATAGAATTCTTTGACCCGTATGGAGAGCCACCCGATGCGCAGAAGGACGGGCTGTCCAAATCACAGCTGGAAAAGTTGCGGATGAATCATCCGGATTTGACGCGACTCCTAGAGAACAGCGGTTGCCGTGTCATATTCAATAAAATCCAGCTACAGAAACTTGCTAATGATGTGCAGACGTGCGGTCGCCATTGCGTCTGCCGGCTCCTATATTACAAGATGCCGATACAGCGGTATAGGCAAATGATACATAAATCTGGAATGACTCCAGACGAATTTGTAGTGGATAAGACTTATGACAATCTGGGAAAGTAAAATATGTATAGAATATAGAATGTCCTATAGCTTCCGAAGCATCGTGGATGGAGGCGCTGATAGCGAGATGATTTATTACAACGTGTTGATGACATCAACGAAGACTGCCGACCTAACCGTTTCGCAGCCTCCTCAGCCGGTGAAGTTCAACGAGACTCGTGATGCGCCTATCATTAAGGACGCGTCGCAGTACAATTTCTCCATTATTCGGTTCTCTATGAACGGCCCCGGCCGAGAGCTACCGCTGTTTATTCCCGTGATTCAGACTAACGGCAATGTAAGCCCCGAACAGACTGACCCGAACAAGACGATTTATAGTCTCGCAATAGCTTACCAGCGCGAGTGGAATTATACAGACCCAGATGGAAATGCGGAAACGCTTCTAATAACAATCGCCCCATCCTCCAACCCCATCCGGTATATCCCCGAGATACAGAACACCACTATCGCTCCCGTCCCTATCGTCCCCGCCACGGGTATCGTGAAGCAAGACCTATCTACGCGCTATTATTGGGTCTATACCTATAGCCATTTCTGCCAGCTTATGAATAATGCTTTGCAGTCGGCAATGTTTGATATTTGGTCGGCGTTCAATGTGTTATGGACTGCTCTTCCGAAACTGCCCGGCCAAGATACCCCGTATCCCACATTCCAAGATTTCCTATTGGCTCACGATACGCCCTTTATCAAGTACAACGAGGAGACGAAGCTGTTTGAAATCTACGGTGACACCCGCGCCTTCAATATGAACGGAGTGCTAACGGGCAACAATGATGACCGTACTGGCCTCCCCGTGGGAACCCAAGCATCTGTTCCGGCATTTGTGGCTCCCACCTACAATCCCGGCGACCCTCCCTCCGGTAATACCCAGCCCTATCTCCGGCTCTTCTTCAATTCTGAGCTAAACAACCTCTTGGCCAATTTCAATAGTGTTTTCTATGGCGTGGTGGGTGGAGGCTCTATGCCTTTTCCTCTGTCGCTGTCCCCGGTTCAAATCGGCTCACAGACCGTTGGTGCAGCCGTTGGTCCTTGGCTCTATTCCTACGAGATTCTGTTCCAGAATAACCTCTACAGCAACATCTATAACATCAACCCCCTCCTCCAAGGCTCGGCATTAGTTCCTCCTCCGGTGTATAATCCCTATTTTCTCATCCCGACCGACCGCCAGAACCTCTACTGGAAAATCGTCCAAGACTATGCCTCCACTGGAGCGATGTGGTCTCCAATTTCGGCGATTGTATTCACCTCTGCTATGCTCCCGATTAAGAAGGAATATACTACGGCCAATGTTAATTTGAATAACGGCAATCTTGGCAGTGGCTCCAGTGGCTCCCAGAGTGCCTTCCAGCCCATCATAACGGATTTCGTCATAGACCAGCAGTACGAACGGGCAGAGGGATGGCGCGATTTCACTCTCTACGAGCCTTCGGCCGAATACAAAATGATTTCTATGACCGCCAGTCACGAAGAGGTTCGTAACATTGATATGCAAGTATTCTGGAAATACCGGCTGACGGGGGAGCTTGTTCCCCTAACGGCTGCGAACTGCTCCGATATTAACATTAAAATGCTATTCAGAAAATCTGACTACCGTTCTTAAAAAACTATTATCCTCGCTCCGTTTTTTTGTGCTTCCTAAGTATAAAAACAATGAGCGCCGACATTGAGAAGTTGGCAGTGTTTGACGACCGCATTGTGCAGACGCGCCCGAAGTACGCGGTGGAGAAGGGTGCGCTGTCCCTCACCAACGCCCCTTTTGCGGCCATTTCCCAGACCCAGTCCCAGCACACCTACAACGTCTATGTGCCTTCCGAGAACGTGTATGTTGCCCGTGACCTTGACTGGTCCTCTACGGTATATCTCCAGCTGTCTGTTCGCCTCGCGACCACGGGGGAAGAAGGTGGCCAGTATCCCGTAGGTGAGCCTCTCTTCCAGTTCGGCGTGGATGGCTCTCTGGCTGCCTTCCCTCTGAACTCCCTCTGCGCCACGATGACGGCTACCATCAACGACACCACGGTGACCATCAACTCCCAAGATGTGCTGACTGAGGTTCTCCGTCTGACGGACTACAAGCAGAACCGTCTGCAGCGCACTTGCCCGACGATGTTGGACAAGTACCAGCGGAACGGCGACTCTCTGAACGCGACGAACGACCCTATCTCCGGCTACACGAATATGTCCCACGATTACCACGAGCAGCCCAACGGCTCGTGGGCGAACTTGGTTTTCACCACTCCCGCTGGTGCGCCTCTGGAGGGCGACGGCTCCTACACCGACGCGAATGGCCAAGTAATTGACTACGTGAATGGCGTCCCCGTCTCCACCGAGCAAGAGAGTGGCGACGTGAATGGCCTATACATTGTGTATTTCCGTTGGCGCACTACGGAGAAGCTGGTGCTGTCTCCCTTCGTGTTTGCGGACAGCCACGGCTCTGACACCGGCCTCTTCGGCATCAACAACATCCAGCTGGTGATGAATATGCGTGACCCCTCTCGCGCTCTCCGTCTGCGCGACAGTGTGGTTGGCAACTTAGTGAAGGCATTCTATTCCGGCAGTGCGAACGAGACCACTTGGCGTACCCCGGTGGCCTACAACACGTCTCGCGCTGGTGGCGTGTTTGAGAACTCTTTCCTCAACGTGCAGTTCCTCACGCCGTCTCTGGACATCCCTCTGCCTCCTAAGAGCGTGGTGCCTTACCTTGAGTTCCCTCGTTACATCACCCAGCCCCTCAACTCGGCGCTGGGTGCGGGCGAATCCGCTCAGCTCACCTCGCAGACAATCACGCTCCCGCAGATTCCTGACCTTCTCATCATCTACTGCCGTGCGCTCCCCGACCCGGCGACTCTGGCTACGAGTGGTGCATCGGACCCCACTCTGCCCCAGTTCGGCTCTTCGTATCTGCCTATTGACTGTGGCGTAAATGGAGAGCGTCCCCAGAACCCGCTGTCTATCAACTTTGACAACTTCTCCGGCTTACTGTCATCGCAGACTCCCGAGCAGCTCTACCACATGGCCGTTCGCAACGGCCTAGACGTGGATTGGGACACGTGGTCCGGCCTCACACGTGTGCCTACTGGTGCGACCGGCAGCCGTATCTCCACGGTGGGCGGTTTCCTCGTGCTGAAGCCCGGCGTGGATTTGACTCTCCAGTCCGGCCAAGCGTCTTCGCTGGTGGGCAACTTCACTCTGCAGTTCAACGTGCGCGTTCGCAACACTTTCCCGTTCCCCGTGAATCCCCAGCTGTTCGTGATTACGGCGAACTCTGGCTTCTTTGAGTCTGTGCGTGGCTCTTCTCGCATCATCAAGGGTGTGCTGTCCGAGCAAGACATCATTGCAGCGCCTCTGGCCCCGGCTGGTACTCGCGCCAACCTCGCTCGCATTGTGGGTGGCAAGATGATGGCGATGGCGAACCGTCTGGGCCTTGCTAACAGAGGTGAAAGCCGTGAGCAACCCAAAAATGCTGTAGAAAGACCCGTCTCTGAAGGTTTTATGGGCAAACTGAGGGAAAAGGCTATGTCAAACAAGAGTCTGGCTTCCCGCTTAATGTAAATCCAATGCGTTTTTTTTCGCCTTAACTAATATAAAATGGCATCCCTTGAAAGTCTGAAGGACCCCGTTTCGCGTCTAGGCATTCTTGGCACTGCCGGCTCTCAGTCTGCTTCTTGGCGTCGTGGTGAAGTGACTAACGCGTCAGATTGGGACGATACGAAGCAGTATTATCTAAACGATATGGTTTTTTCCGGCATTGATGGCGGTGCGTATGTGATGACCGGTGGCCCCACGGCGTTCGGCGCTCCGCCCGTGACGGCTGTGAAGGGTGGCGAAGACCCGTCTCTTGCGTGGCTGGTAGATGGCTCCGTATGGGAGCCGGTTGCTGCGTTCGGCCCTCGCGTGGTTGTTCCCGTCCCCGTTGATGAGACACAGACGGCCGTCGCTGCAGCCGGTGTTATCACTTTTACCAATTGTGACTTGAACCAAGCCGTACTTGGCGAGAATGTGTCTTTTGGGGCTGCGAACTATATGGCGCACATTCAATATGATGTGGGACTTGGCGCGACTGCTGCCAATGCGGACTTCCAGTTTATCAATTTCACCCCCAACGGAACTGGCGCTTCGGCTCGCACCATCATCGCTCCGCCCCTTACTGGCTTAGCTACTGGAATAACCAATAAATGGTCCAGCCAGCTTTACGTAGAGGTCCCCGCGGATGCTACGGAGATTGTCGTGTCTGGGGGCTATTCTGGCCAAGACCCCACTATCACGAACCTCCGCGTGATATATACGCCCGTGGTTCTGTAAATACATTTTCTCTCCATATTTTAACTTCATTAAGCAGATATGAGTGTCTCTGGCCTTCAGACACCCCTCCAGCGGTTAGCAGCGTTGCCTACAACGATGAACTGGCGCGGAGTGTGGGACATTACTCAAAACTATCTGCTTAATGATGTTGTGGAAGATACTACGAACAATTCAACCTATATTTTAACGGGACTGCTGGCAGTAACCGGCGGAGATAATCCGGTCATAAGTCCGTTTTGGTCAGAACTGAGTGGTACATCTGTAGGGGTTGCTGCAGTGCTTCCCGGTGCTGGCATTCTTGTGGATAATACTATTCCGAATCAACCCGAAATTATTAATAACGGCGTTATAAGCATTGCTGGAGGAACGGGTGTCGTTGTAGATAATACCGACCCGCAGAACCCCATCGTATCCGTCACAACACTGCAAGAGATTCAAGGCGGGTCTGGGATAAGTATTGATAACACAAACCCGAATGTTCCCGTTGTAAATAACATTGGCATTCGTCAGATTATTGTGAATCCGGGTACGGGATTATTACAAACGGGCGGTCCTACGCCCACGCTTGTAAATACGGGCGTTCTTACGGTTGGGGGTGGTGTTGGAATACAGACGACGACTTTTGGAGGGAATGTTCAAGTGACAAACACGGGTGTCGCTACGCTGACGGAAGGGACTGGGATTATAATCACGGGGACACCTCAGAATCCCACAATTGCCAATGGTGGCGTTCTTTCTGTGGCATCCGGCGATGCTACAATAACAATAGATGACACAGACCCGCAGAATCCTATCGTCGTTGGAAATACCAACACGCTAACAATTGTTTATCAAGCAACCACCGCGACTGGGGCTGGAACTATTGGCCCGTTGTCATTTGGCACCTTTGCTTTCTCTCAAACAACGGGGACTATATTTGAAGACTATTTGGCGAATGGTCCGCCAGAAGCTACTGGAGTTTTTATGATAGACTTATCATCCATTACATTTAGCTTACAAGGAACGGGTACAGTAGGAGCGCAGAATGAAATAGTGGTGGAATTTATAGATACATTCACTCCCGGAAATCCTTATATTTACACGTCGCCCATATATCTCAATCAGTTCGTAGTCCCTACTGGGACAGCCTTCCCCGTCGCGTTGAATTTGGGACAAGTCTATTTTAATGTGGATGAAGCTCGTGCTGTCGGCGTTCGCAAGCTATCTGCTTGGCGAATCACGAACGGCACGAATGGGTCTTTGCACAATAGTAGCTATGGTAGTGCTTATGCTCAGTACTTTCCCCTCGGTATAGAGCAGTCCTCCCCGCCTCCTTAGTCCTCCCCGCCTCCTTTATAATGCTTATAATAGAGATGGCATTTGACTGGACGAATGCTCTGGACAGCCCCCTTGGAAGATTGGCAACCCTTCCACAGATGATGGGATGGCGTGGTGATTGGACAGAAACCGATACTTATTATAAAAATGAGGTGGTAGTAGATACAACCACTACCGGCTCATATATATACACTGGATTTAATTCTGTTATAACTGGTGGATTGCCACCTTCTCAAGTTATCGGTCCCTCTATTTGGACAGCTGTGGGAGCTATAACAGCAAGTGGAGTCCAAACTCTCAGAGAGGGTAATGGAATAAAGATAGAAGGCTCCGATACTGTTCCCAGAGTTGTAAATTTTGGAGTTCGCGAAATAAGCCTTTCCGGCTTTGAAAATATCGGCACCGACCAATTCCAAGTGCTGGATGCCACGGGCATAGTGTCTGTTCAGCAAGGAGCGGGGATTTCGGTTTCTGGAGGTTCTATCCCCAAGATTGCAAACACGGGTTTATTAAATATTGTGGGTGGTGCTGGAATATCAGCAACTGGCACATATAATAGAACGCTTTCCAATGCGGGCGTTATAACGCTTACAGCATCGGATGATACGCCCCTAATCGTGACGCCGGGCCAGAATCCTTCCATTGAAAATACGGGTGTCTTGGCCATAACACCAAGCACTGGAATCAGCTTAGACCCGGGTCGCCCAGCAAATGAACCGAGAATATCAAATGCCGGCGTTGTGACCTTGCGAGGGAGTTCCGTGACAGTATCAAGCGGACCCACGCCCGGCTCTGTACAGCTAAAGATGCTCAACCCAATTCGCACTCTCGCATTTCCTACAACCAATTTCGCGATGGTTCCGCAAACCTTAACAACATCTGGCCAGAGTGGCGTGGTTACTGTATCACAAGAAGCGGGGACAATTTGGGAGTCTATCTTTCTAAATGGTACTCCCTACAGCACGGGCATTTTCCTACTAACCACATCGTTCAAACTATCGGGAACGCCCACGCCTGCACTTCTGTTACAGATTACGTATTATTTACAAGACACGACGCAAAGCCCGGTTGTAGAGCTTGGTCCCTATATAGCAAAGACTGGCCCTATAGGCGTTGCCGCCAATGACCCAATCAAAACTTGGTTCATCACTGAAACAGATATAAATATCCAAACAGCGCGAAATGCTGGATTTAGGCGCTTGACTAGTTTCCGTTTTAGATTATCTTTTACTGCTGGCGCACCACAAACCGTTACTCTATCAACTGGCGGAAATGGCTGGGCGACGTATTTCAGCCAGACGACGCTTCGCCCTTATCCGAGTTAGTTGTTACGATTGTATTAAGAGAATTGTATAAGCTGTCTATATATATGCGGTTCTCTCTTAGCTTCATTGCCTCGTTCCAGTCGCGCATATCCCCCAAGTAATTTTCAAACGCGCTTATATTATGCGAAACCTTCTTAAGATTTTTCATAATAGAAAGAAGAAAGCTTACTTGTACTTTAACTTCTGGATTCTTATCCATCTCTATTAGATGGCGATACATTTATCGCATATGCAGCAAATGGCGGCGGCAGCATACGAGAAGAAGGCACCAAAAGAGATTGGTGCTTTTAAACTTTTGGAAGCAACCCCGAGTCTTAAATTCTATAACAGCGGAAGGCTCATTGTGGTTGCTGTACGAGGAACCGATGACTTCCGGGACTTTGCAGCGTGGCACCTTGTCGCACTGGGACAGCTAGAAAAGTCGCCGAGATTCCAAGAAGACCTCCACGAGCTTTTAGCGTTTCAAGCACGTTATCCCAAGACGGAATACAATTACATAGCGGTGGGTCATTCGCTGGGTGGTGCCATTATAGATAGGTTCTTGCGTATGGGATTAATACGAAATGCACTAAGCTACAACGCAGCCCCAGAACCCCAAGAACTAAAAGGAAACCCTTTACATCGTCGGATATATCACGAGGATGACCCATTGTATAAGATTGCCGGACGATTTATTCCCGGTATAGAAATTCGTAAGTCTAGGGATTCCTTTCTTATTAAAACACTACGCAATGCCGTACCGCTACAGATTGCGAACGCATATAATGCTATAACCAAGCACAAGCTCCCAACCTTTGAGGGAGGGGCAACACGGCGCGAGGAATTCCTAAAGGACAATGAGCTAGAAGATGGGTCTTATAGTCTCAAAGAACTATCCGAGATTAGCCACGTGCCTTTGAAGATATTGCGCGAAGTATATAACCGAGGCGTTGGTGCATACAAGACGCAGCCTAAGTCAGTGCGCCTCAAGGGGTCATTCGTTAAGAACGTAAATGCGCCAATGAAGGCGAAGCTAAGCAAGGAACAATGGGCGATGGCGCGGGTCTATTCGTTTCTTGACGGGAACCCCAAGCACGA